CCGGGTGCAACTTCTGAAACAGAAGTTTCAAAACTTGCTAATGCTTATAAGGTTATTGACGAAATTCTTAAATCACCGACTGGAAGCGCAGTTAAAGATTTCTTGAAGAAAATGCTTGAGAAGGGTAATTAAGCCATGGCTGAAATAAAGTACCGAAGCCCTGCCAAGAGCCTTCGTGAAATGTACGAGCGTTACATTATCGAGGGTAATGACAACATTCTTGCAAGCCGCAAGAAGAAGTTTGACGTTGCAAAACCGAAAGCAAGGTCTGAAGGACCTGGCTGGGGCGATATCAGTGAGGTTGAAGATGAAGAAGAACTTACTCAAGATCAAGGAAGAGTTATTCAACCTGATGAGGAAGATGAAGACGAACTTGTTGATCAACCTGAAGAAGTTGCCTCAGCAGTTGAAGATGACGAAGGAGAGCCTGCCCAAGCAAAGCAGCAAGCCTCTCGGCGTAACCTCTACGAAGAAGAAATCATCAAGCAACTTGAAGAAGCGCAAAAAAAGCTCCTGACGCCAAAGCAGTTGGGTATTGCTGACATTCTTGGCGCTGGCTCCATTAGAAAGTCTGCTGACTTGATCCGCAGTACTCAGGCGGAGAACGAAGAGCGTGCGATGAAGGCACAAGATCTTGCGCTTGATATCTTAATGCGTAAGTCCAAGAGCGAGCAGGAAAGAATGGCTGCGGAGGAACAGGCAAAATATCGTCAAGCCCTTCTTGAGATTCGTAGGCTTGCAGCAGAAAAAGGCCAAGCAGACCCATCTCAAGTTCGCGCTGACAAAATTTCAGCAAAAGCAATGTTCCCAAATCTTCCAGAAGATCAGGCTTACGCAAAATACCTGCGCGAAGTGAAGCATCTAAAGCGCCCATCAGCGCCTCCACGACCTGCTCTAATTACCCGTATGGCGCAAATTAGAAACAAAATAAAAAATGGCACTGCAACGCCAGATGAAATTGAAGAGTTGCGTATGTATGACGAGCAGCAAAAGAAAAGTTCTATCATTCTTGACAACCTCTTACGGCAGCAAGAAAATCAGTAACGAGGGCTACGATGCCTAACTTCACGGTCATCGGTCCGGACGGAAAGAAATGGAATGTTCCTGCACCTGAAGGGGCAACCCAAGAAGATGCAGAAGAATACGTTCTGAAGTCCAAGTACGGGATCAGCAAGCCTGAGCCCAGAAAGCAGGAGCCTGCTCGCGTGGACTTTATGCGTGAGGGTCAGGCTTCTACTGCTCCGGCTTCACGGCCTTCTGTTACGCCAGCGCCAGCCCCGGCAACGCGCCCGGCCCCGGCTGTAGAGCAGCCTGCTGCGCGACGATCTCCGACGCCATTGAGCGTGACTTCGTTGCTTGTTGAGCCGGCAGCGTCGATGCTGACTGGCGTTTTGAGCCTGCTTCCGTCTTACGCTCGAGGCGCATACGGCCTTGCAAAAGGCGAGTCAGACCCGGAAGCCGCAGCAGCGATTCGCGAAACTCAGCGCAAGATGACGTACGAGCCGCGCAGTGAGATGGGCAAGTTGGGTATGGAGACGATCCGCCCTGCTGCGGAGGTCCTGTCGATTCCGTCGCAAATGATTGGCAAGGGCGTTGAGAAAGTGACCGGCTCCAAGGTTGCCAGTACCGTTGCCGAGGATGTGCTCGGGCCTGAAGTCCTGCTCCCTGGTGCTGTAGCGGCTAGAGGCTTGATGCGCCGCCGTGCGGCAGCGAAGGCCGTCTCTGAAGCTCCGCCTGCCGTAACTCCAGAGCCTCCGCCAGTTGTTGCGCCAGAGCCGCCGCCTCCTGTGGTGCCGGAAGTCAAGGGCAAGAAGGGCAAGAAGCCAAAGGCGTCGAAACTGCCGATTGTTAAGACGCCGGATGAAGTTAACACGCAAGTAGTGAAGTCTGAGATTAATCTTTCTCCAGACCCAGAACTTGAGGCTGCGCGTATCGCAGCGCGTGATCTTCCGGAGAACGTCGTCCCCGGCATGAAGACTGGCGAGCGCGTAGCGCCTACGATTGCTGCGCAGCAAAAAATTACCAATGCTGCAAAAGAGTTGCTGGAGACTGGAGAGGTCAAGATTGACCCCAGCATCCCGCCGTTCTTGCAGGTTGCTAACTTGCTTCAGTCTGGGCGCTTACGTCCAGATGTGTACGTTGACATTCTCAAACGTAATGAGCTGACCCCAGATGAGTTTGCAAAGTCTTACGTTCAAGAAGTTTCGCAGGCTGGTAGAACGCTGCAAATTCTAAGTGACTTTAGGAAGTTTACTCGCGAAGCAGAGGACGCCGTTGAAGGCATTAACACTCAGGCTGCGGGCGGAATCATTGATGATCGAGGAATTTTTAAACGAATAGAAGATATTCGTCGTGGACTTATGGTGTCGCAACTTTCAACGGCGGTACGTAATGCTACGGTCGGAGTTGGCAGATCCATTCTTGATACCGGTACAAAGTTGATTGACTACGGTATTCAAAAGGCTACTGGCAAGGTCAACCCAGAGATGCCGTTGACGACGGCGGGCGATGCGTTTGGTCAAGTAATGAACTTGCTCAATCCAAAGCAAGCCATGGACTTAACCAAACGTATCCTTGAGGTTCGCCCAAAAGAATACGATGAGATGTTCCGTCAGTACAACGCTGGCGTAACGCTTGGCGGAAAAGCTCCGGACATTCTAGGTGGCGCTGAGAAAGCGGTTTATGCACTTAACGTATTTAACCGATTCCAAGACAGCGTGATGCGTAGCGCCGTCTTTGCGGACTCTGTTGAGCGCGGCATGAAAGCACGCGGGCTCGACTTCCACGAAGTAATGAAGTCCAACCGCATGGGCGATATTCCGGAGGATATCGTTCAGCGCGGCGTTGAAGACGCTATGGACTTCACATTCTCAAACAAGCCGAAGACAAAGGCTGAGCAAGCCGTTGTTACCGCTATCGATAACATTCCGCTTGTTACAGTTGCAATCCCGTTCCCGCGCTTCTTGATTAACTCAATGCGCTTTATGACGGAGTACAGCCCTGCTGGCCCGTTGCATTTGCTCAGCAAGAACGAACGGGCTGCGCTCAAGTCAGGCGATACCAGATTACTATCTAAAGCACTTGCTGGGTCAGGCCTTCTTTACGGGGCATACGCGCTGCGTGACTCAGAATACGCTGGCGAGAAGTGGTACGAACTGAAGGGTGAAGATGGCAAGACCATCGACATGCGCCCGTATGCGCCGTTCTCTGCGTATCTGTTTGTTGGCGATGTTATAAAGCGCAATCTGGATGGTACGTTGTACGACCTGAAAGGAACTGATGTTACCGAAGCCCTCGCCGGCATCGGCTCTGATAAAACCGGGCTACAACTGGTTGACGGGGTGCTTGGCAAATTCAGAAAAGACCCAGAGTTTGGAGCCAAGAAAGCAGAAGACTTCCTTGCGAAGTTAGGCGGCGAATACGCCGGCACATTCTTCATTCCGTTTCAGCAAGTTCGCGATGTCATGGCGGAGTTCATGCCAGAGGAAGCCAAGGTTCGCCGCGTTACGGAAGAGCCTCTGACTGGCCCAATAACTTCCAAACTTCCTGTTGCTGGCCGTGAACTGCCAGAGTCGTTCTCGTACACCAACCCTCAGCCTCGGGTGCGCGAGTCGCCTGGGCTTCGTCAGGTTACGGGTGTTACGCAGATCTCTCCGAAGAACGAAGCCGAGAAAGAAATGGATCGGCTTCAGATTAAGGAGTTTGAGATATTCAAGCGCACAGGGGATGTTGATGCAGACAGGCTTGTTGCATCAAAGTCTGCTTCATTAATTAATGATGTTGTCTCAAAGTTTGTGTCTTCTCCTGAGTATGCAAACAAAACCAATTCTCAAAAGCGATATATTTTCAAACAACTTTTGTCTGAGGTTAATTCCGCCGCCCGTCAACAGGCGATGAAAGAAACCCCGGATGCGTTTTTGAAGGATGTTATTAAGAAGGCGCTAAGCAAGGATGAACTTCGCATTCTGGAAGAGGCAGGCGTCAAGTTCCCAGAAGCCAAAGCCAAAGGCGGCGTGGTTGAAGATACAACCGATTACACCCAGTACAACGCCCGCATTTTGAAGGCTTTGATCAAACGATACGGCAGCGAATCCAAGGCACGCGAAGTTATGCGGACATCGGATGCCGGGGACCTTCTGCGCATAATGCGTGAGGAAGAATCTAAATCAGCGTACACCCCTGCCGAAGAACTCTTGCTAAGACGCTACGCAAGCAGGTAGAGTCAAGCCCATGAAAAAGAAGGACAAGTACACTCCTGTCCAGATTGAGGACGGCAAGTGGTATCGCGTCCGTGGGTATACGCATACAGAGTGTTGCGACTGCGCTTTGGTACACAGGGAAGAATTCCGCCTTGTCGATGGCCATTTGGAATGGCGAGCCGTTCGCGACGATAAGAAGACTCACAAGCGCCGTAAAGAACTTGGAATAAAGGTGGATCGTGCCAAAGAGAATATCTGACGAAGAGTTCATATCAACTTGGATCAGACTTAAAAAGCCTAATGAAATAGCAAAAGAACTAGGCTTATCTCAAAGGTCGATGATGTCTCGGCGCCGCAATCTTGAAATCAAATACGGTATCGCTCTTGTTACCGTAAACAAGAACAACTCTCAAAGTGATAACACACTGAAGGGAAACAGAGCGTCCAAGACTGCCGAGGACAGAGCTAGGCGTTACGAGTCAGAGATGCTCGATACGCTGGAAGACGGCGTAGTAATGATTGCCTCGGATGCGCACTACTGGCCCGGCATCGTGAGCCCAGCGCATGAAGCGTTCTGTAGATTAGCCAAGAAACTTAGTCCAAAAATGATCGTGCTGAATGGCGACATCTTGGACGGTGCCCGCATCAGCCGGCATGCCCGGATCATGTGGGAAAAGCAGCCTGAACTGAAAGAAGAGATCCATGCCGTGCAAGACCGGTGCGCGGAGATTGAGCGTGCTGCGGGTAATGCGAAGCTCATCAGGACGATTGGCAATCACGATGCTCGCTTTGAGAACTACCTGTCTGGCCGGATTGGCGAGTTTGAAGAAATGACCGGAACTACCCTGCTTGACTATCTGCCTCGGTGGAGAGCGGGCTGGTGCTTGCATTTGAACAGGGAGCAAGATGGTTGGCTTGCGATCCGGCATCGACCTGTATCCGGTGGGATACACGCCTCCTATAACAGCACCCTAAAGGCTGGCGTCTCTTACGTGCACGGGCACCTTCACAAGCTTCAGGTAACGCCCTGGGCGGACTATCGCGGCCGGCGGTATGGTGTAGACACCGGTACCCTTGCTGAGCCTTACGGGCCTCAGTTCAACTATGCCGAAGCCGGCCCGGTCAACTGGGCGTCGGGCTTTGCGGTCATTACCTTCAAGGGCGGCAAAATGCTTCAGCCTGAGCTGTGCATTGTGGAGCACGGCAAGGCATGGTTCCGGGGCAAGGAAGTATGAACCGCTGCCCGCAGTGCAAGCACTTCATCAAGACTTACGAGGACGAGGGGTGGTGCTCAAACGGAAAGTACTCCGGCTTCATGGAAGTCAAGTTCAACGAAGAGCGTTGCAAAGGGGAAGGGTTCGTTAGGGGAAACGAACCCCCTCGGACTCAGCCTTCTGAGTCTGAAGCGAATCCACGTACGCTGTGATGATCGCTTCAATTAACTCATCGTATTGAGTAGGCGTGAACTCGAGGAAGTTGTACACCCCGATAGCCTCGATGAAGTAACCACCCGCAGCGGCGGCATCGTTGATAGCAGCCTGTTCGTTTGGCGACTTGTCGATCATGTAATCATCCACGCACTTTAGTGAGCAAAACCTGGCTTGCTTGCGCGTTGCCCCCGGCGGCGGAAAGTACATGAACCCCCTCGCTTCCCGATGACACATCGGGCACAAACCGAAACTCCGTAATCTCCGTGTACTGGCCATTCTTCTGAACCTTGATCTCGGTGGGTTTGAGTAATGCGTCTGCATTGCCAAGGGCGTCTGCGGTCGAGGCCGGCAGGATGCCGGGCCCCTTCATGCGCTTCCGCCACCACTTGACTGCTTTGTCTTTGGGATAGCCCTTGTGATCAAAGCAGACCCACTCCCTAAATACTTCCATTCCGGATCTATATTCCACGCGCATGGAGTCCGGTTTCCCCGGCTTATGGTGCCGGCGGTAGAAGACGGCGTTGACCTTCTTCCACTCCGCCGGGGCGTCCACGCTCATGATGGGCAGCGTCGTCGCCGTAGAGGCGATCTCAGGCTCTCTAGGGGGCCAGACATATCCACAGTCGGGACATTCCATGGAGCCCGCAAAAACGATGCTATGGCATTCTGGGCATGTCTTGGTCGGAGCCTCGCCGCCCTCTTCGCTACGCCGGGGCTTCTTGGGATTGACCTTATCCACCGGCCCGTGTCGGGCGACGTTGCCCGCAAAGTCCAGCACCAGGCAGTCCGTCTTGCCGGGCGAGTTACGCATCCCCCGTCCCATGATCTGTATGTACAAGCCGGTTGAGCAGGTAGGTCTCAGCACCGCAAGGAGGTCCACATTCGGGGCGTTGAACCCGGTCGTCAGAACTCCCATGGATGCAATAGCCCGCAGCCTGCCGGCCTTAAAGTCGCGGATGATCTCGTCCCGCTCTACCCTTGGGGTGTCCCCAAAGATGGTCGCACAGTCGATGCTGTGCTTTCCCAGCAGCGAAGCAATGTGGGTGGCGTGACTCACGCCAGAGCAGAAGATCAGCCACGAGCGCCGGTCCTTCCCGTACTCCAGAATCTCCTCCACCACGGCAGCGTTGATGTCGTCCTTGTCAACGGCTTTCTCGAGTTCTCCTTGTATGTACTCGCCGCCTCGCATTCCAACCCCGCTTACCCCCAGCTGCGTCTTGGGTTGCTTAGATACCAACTTGGTCAGGAACCCCTCGCGCACCATGTCGGAAAGCGGAGCCTCGTACGAGACCGAATCAAACAGCGCATCCTTGCCGTCGTACAGGAGCCCCGAGTCCAGCCGATATGGTGTAGCAGTTAACCCAATCACCCGCATGTCCGGGTTCATCACCTTCAGGTTGTTCAGAAACTTCTGATACATCGTGTTGGCTTTGCGCGGAATTAGATGCGCTTCGTCAATCAAAACGATATCGACCTTGACGAACTTCGATGCCTTTGAATGCACCGACTGAATCCCACAAAACACAATCGAAGGTTCGTACTCGCGCTTGTTCAACCCGGCGGAGTTGATGCCGGCCGGGGCTTCGGGCCAGAGACTCTTCAGTTCATCGTAGTTCTGCCTGATCAACTCGCGAACGTGCGTCACTACCAGAATCTTCGTATCCGCCCACTGGCCGAGAACCAACCGGCAGAACTCCGCAATCACCAGACTCTTCCCTGTGCCAGTCGGCAGGACGATGACGGGGTTGCCATCATTCTCCTGCATGTAGCGCATGGTGGCTTCGATGGATTCCTCTTGGTAGTAGCGCAGTTTAATCACGAGTCAAGTTCCTGTTTCGGTAGTGATTTCATTATTTCTGTTGCAACGTGCTTCACATGTTCAAGCTCTTTGGTAGAGAACGACATGATCAGGCTATACGCATACAAGTCGAGTGCTTTCAAAATAATCAGCAGATCCTCTCCAGTCAGCAGCATCGTTGACTGAACGTCATCATCCGATATCTCTTCCGGGTCTATGCTGCGGTGTCTGTCCATACCGATCCGTCCCTCATCAGATACTCAACCCAGTTAGGGCCAGAGTTTATCTGCTCTCCCGGTATCAGATCGGGAACAAACAAGTGGTGTTCGCAGCCTCGTTTCTGCACTTCAAGATCCAAGCTCTTGTTATGCCACTCACATTTCCACCCGCCAGTCGGAAGCGGTGTACTGTGCAAGCAGGTCCTGCACGATTTCTGTCTCGGCATATCGTCGCCGTGGCACATCTGACTAAAGGTGCAGTACTTGCACTCGTGCCATGCCGGGTCGTTCGACAGTTTGCCCGGAGGCTTCGGAGCGAAGATGACGCGCTTCGCCTTCTCGACAAACATCTCCGCCTCTTCTTTTAAGTACAACGTACACACACTCATCAGATCGCGAACGCCGGGTGAGGCTGCGGTAAGGTAGTGCTTCTTCGTCCCAAAGAAATGCATGTAGATCTGAGCCTGCGCGTAGTACACGTAGTCCCAGTTCTTCAGCGCGGTGGATTCATCCGTGAAGCGCAACTTCTGCAACTTCTTAAACTTGTTCTCGTTGATGACCTTGCACTCCCAGACGTAGAGTTCGTCCGGGTCTTGCAAGAGACCATCTATAAGCCCGTCGCAGTTGCCGCGAAAGTGCCCGCCGATTGCCTCAAAAGAATGCTGAACACCGGGTTCCTTTTCCGTGGAAAGATTAACGCCAGGCACAAGGCGAAGCATGTCTGCAACTACCTGTTCGCCCCGATGTCCATCATTGATTCGTCGCAGCCCACCGGCTTCGATAAAGCCTCGCCTGACCCAGCGAAAGTTAAACCATAACTTCCGCTCACAAGGGTCTCCCACAGCAGATGCACCAAGGTATCCGCGTGGACTATTTTCTTGCAAAGATTCCATCGCAGCGTCTACAGCGCGCAACGTGAGATCTTCAGTGTCTGGAATCTTGACCATTTCTCCTCCAAGGGGAGGCGCGACATCCGGCAGGTGGGTGGCAATTTAGCAACGGGGGAGTTGCTATCCGGATGCCGCGCCTCTTTATGTTACTTCTTGTGACGTTCCCACGGCTTCGGCGCGGCGGCCGAGGCGGTGGCAACAGGAGCAGCCTGAGGAGCAGCGGCTGCGGGGGTCGCCCCGTTCAATGGGTAGTACGCAGCGCGTGCGTCCAGACCACCCATCTTGTTCTCCTTGTGGGTAATAGTGACCTTCATCGGCTTGAAATGCAACTGCTCGGTGTCCTCAAACACGGACAGGCCAACCGCGTTGCAGATGTTGCCCAAGGTCTTCTTCGCGATCTTGACAGTCGCCTCGCTCTTGTTGAAGAGATTGAGACGCTCCCAGAATCGACTGCCCGCGTACTTCGGGCCCATCACCTCAAACTCCAGCCAGATGTACTGGCCGTCGCCTGCCTTCGTGTCGCGAAGATCCGACTGCACGACCTGCATCGTGTAGTCCCCAGCCGGCAGAATCTCGCGGGTGTTCTGAGTGAGATCGCCTGCGTCTGCTACGTTGAAACTTACCTTAGCCATTTTAATTAACCTCCAGTGACGTTGTTCATTGCCGTGCCCAGTGCATCGGCAAACTTTTGATACTCAAGAGGGAGCATGTCGGGCAGCGGCCAGCGAGACTTCGCCTGCCAACCCGGACGCTCTTGGGTGTACAGCACCCGGTTACCGTTACCCACAGCGCGAGTGATCTTCTGGTTGAAACCCACATCACTCTTGACAGTCGAGTACTGCTGGTTCGCAAACATCAGAATGTCGCACCACTCCGAGATCAGGCTGGAACTGCCGTGATGCAGGTCCAACTGATAGCGGTCATACGGGTCAGCGAGTGGGTCATCGAAACGCTTCACTTGCGTGTGAGCGAGTACGATCACCTGCATCCCCTGCTCGTTGCGCAAGTAATCAAACGCATCAAGAATCTGCCGCCAGTAATCCGACGCAGCCTTGTAGCCGCGACCGTAGCCGATGGCGTCGATGGTCTTGACGTTGTTATCTTCGGCAACCTTCTTGTGGATCAACTGCTCGGCCCAGTCCGCAGAGTCAAGCACCACGGTGCCAAACTCATGCGACTCCGACGCCAGGGCGCTGATGCACTCCATGATGTCTTCAAACTTCTGACATCGCGGGAACGCATCCACGTTGATTGCATCCAAGCCCTCTTCGGTCTGGATGAACACCGGCTTCGGGGCTTGCGCCGCGAATGTGGACTTGCCGATGCCGTGCGTGCCGTACACCACGATGCGTGGCGGACGGGCAACGCCTGTCTTTCTCAAACTACTCAGTGATATCGCCATCTCATTAAACTCCTTGGACAATGGTTACTGCGGTCTTGGCGGGTTTGACGGTAAGTGCAGCAGAAAGGATCTTGTAGAACTGCGGCTCGTTGTTGGAAAGGTACTTGACCCCGGCATCGTCAAGCTCGCGCTTCATCTTCACAGGATGCAGACTGTCGGGGATCTTCGTTGCGATCTTCGCATCGAAGATGTCCCAATCAATCTTGCGGGTGAGCTTGCCGGTGATGGTGATCTTGAACGCTCCGACCTGATGGGTCTGGGAGCCTTCCTCTTTCGCGCCAAGAAGAGCGATCAACTCTTCCTCGAGGGCCACTCGCTTTTCGGTAGCCTTCTTCTCTTCGATCTTCGCTGCAAACAACTCTTCTGCAATTTCAACTTCAGTTTTCATTTCAGGTTTCCTTGGTTTGTCGTTAATGCCGACAGGGAGAGCGTACACCCCCTTGTGACGGAATGCAAGGGGTGGCATGATGTCACCATCAAAGGAGCACGGAGACGCCCGATGAATGAGTTCTTACGGTATATACGCGATAATGACTTGACGCATCAGCAGTTCGCTGATATGTGCGGGGTTGATCGCTCCACTGTCACAAAGTGGATCAAAGGATCAAGATCCCCATCGCCCAAGGCTGTGCGCATCATCAGCCAGAAAACAAAGGGCGAAGTCGCAAGCACTGAGGCAAGCGCGTCAGATCCCTATCACAAAAGGCTGATGCTTGCACTGCTCAAGAACGGACTCACCATCCGTGACGGAGCGAAGAAGATGCGAATGAGTCGCAACACATTGGCCAAGTATGCCAAGGGTGAGGAGGTTCCCAGCGCCCGGACCCGCGAGCGTATACACAAGTTTTTGGGTGTCAAATGATCGACCTGGTTATTTACGGAAAGCCCGTAGGGAAAGCCCGCCCAAGATTCGGTCGCAGCCGGTCGGGGAAGACCGTGACGTACACTCCGTTCAAGACCAAGATGTACGAGCAAGAAGTCAAGACTCTTGGGCAAGTTGCCATGTTCGGCAAGTCCATGTTAGAAGGGCCGGTAAGGGTCACGATCACGGCGTACTTTTCGCACAAAACGAAAACGGGATATCACACATCACGCCCTGATCTCGACAACATCATCAAGGCAATACTGGATGGATTGAACGGCATCGTCTTCCATGACGATGCAGCCGTTGCAGAAGTCATTGCCTCGAAAAAGTACGGGGAAGATAGGGTGGAGGTTCAAGTCCAAAATGTCTGACAACTTCATGCACAAATTTGGCGCGAAGCTGAAAGATGGCGGCTATCGCGTAATCCCCATCATGCCGGGCACGAAGCGTCCGGGCAGGTGGGACGGCAGCAAGTGGGGGGAACTCTCGCGCTGGAACGATATTGATGCACAACTTGTGCACATCGATATCTGGTCCAACTGGACTGGCTGCGGTGTCGGCATTCTGACTGGCGAGGTCGTCGCCATCGACATCGACATCCTAGAACCAGACATCGCCGTCATGGTCGGAGAGGTGTTCTCAAGTATTCTTGGGCGGACCGATATGATCCGTATCGGCAAGTCCCCCAAGGCGCTGTACCTGTACAGAACCAACGAGCCGTTCAGCAAGATATCCATGCACCCCATCGAGGTGCTCGGACTCGGCCAGCAGTTCGTGGCATACGCCATCCACCCGGATACCGGTGAGCCGTATCGCTGGCCAGTCTCCTCCCCGCACGAGACTCCTGTCAGTGCGCTGCCGCTTGTCACCAAAGAGCAAGTGCTGCACGCCTGCGAGGAAGCGTACAAAGTCCTGCCGCCCAACCTTCGCAAGAAGGTGCTGCGTACCGTCATCCCAGACAAGGAAGCGAAGGCCTCCCAAGATGGGCTCGTCGGCACCTTTGCTGCGGTCGAGGATGCCCTGCGCTACGTTCCAAACCCAGACCTTTCTTGGGATGACTGGAACAGAATCGGCATGGCGATTTACTGCGCCACCGAAGCCAAGGGATTCACCATCTTCGATCAGTGGTCGCAATCCTCCGGCAAGTACAACCAAACCGAAACCAGTCAGCGGTGGGATCACTACAGCAAGTCGCCGCCCACAAAGATCGGTGCCGGCACGCTCTACTTCTTGGCGCAGCAAGGCGGCTGGGTACCGCCACCGCACATCGATCTCAACCCGGTCAAGACGGCGAAGGTCGATCTCACCGGGCTCGACAAGATGGCGAAGAAGGTTGTCAGAAGTACGCGAGAGAATTTCCCACACGAGTGGTTCCAAAGCCCGTCGCTGGTCGGTCGCGTTACCCGCTGGATCAACTCCACCGCGCAGCAACCGCAGCCGACGTTCGCGTTGATGAACACGCTGTGCATGTTCGGCGCACTCTTCGGGCGGCGCTACGCAATGGCTCGCCTTAATACGCGCTGCAACCTTTTCTCAATCGCAGTCGCAAAGCCAGGCGCAGGCAAGGATCATTCGCGCCAGCGCATCAAAGAACTGATGGCGAAGTGCGGGCTTGGGCAACTGATCTGCGGCGACCGGTTCAGCTCAGGCGTTGCAATTCTGCGGACGCTCCACGACTACCCGTCCCGCATATCGCATCTCGATGAGATGGGGCTGTACCTGCAAACGCTGACGTCAAAGAACGCAGCCTCGCACCAGCGCGATATCATCAAGACTCTGCTCGAGGTGTACTCCTCCAGCAGCGGCGTGTACCACGGGCAGGAGTACGCAGACTCCAAAGACCGGCAGCGTCTCGACATCAATCAGCCAAACTTCAACTTCTTCGGAACCACAACTCCGAGGACGCTGATCCCCGCGCTGAACCACGACATGGTGGATAACGGAACGCTCAGCCGAATACTTCTCGTGCCGCCGTTCGATGATTACCCGGATGCTCAGATCCCAGAAGTCACAGAGGTGCCGCAGGATGTCATCGAAGATATCCAGCACTCGGCACAGATCATCCCCTCAGGCATCGGGAACATGACCAACATCCAAGGCATTCCCAATTCGGCGGTCGTTCCGATTGTCGTCGAGTGGGAAGAGGAAGCCTTCGCTGAGTACAGCAAGATGCGCGAGTGGCAAATCAACCAAGCACGCAAGGACGATGCCTTGTGGGTTCGCTACACCGAGATCACCGTGAAGATCGGAATGATCGAGGCCATCGCTCGAGATCCGGTCAGCCCCATCTTGACGCTCGACATCTTCAAGATGGCCAACGATCTGACTCGCTGGTCGTTCAACTACACCTCGGATCTGATCGTTAAGGAAATCTCAGAGAACGAAATCGAAGCCTCGCACAAGAAGGTGCTCAACATCATTCGCAAGTCTGGCGATGCCGGCATGAGCACCACGCAAATCACCAAGGTCTGCCAAGGGATGAAGGCGCGAGACCGAAACGAAATCCTGCAAACCCTTGTCGAGTCCGGAGACCTGCTGGAAGAAGTGGTCAAGGGCGGACCGGGCCGGGATCGCCGGGTCTATCGCGCAAGGCTCAGATAAAAAAGCCCCGGCACGAAGCCGGGGCAAGTCTCACAACTAACAGGAGATAACATGAGATAGCACGGGGGGATCTTATCCCCTCGGGTCCTTGTTCGCAAGCCAAGAGACATACCACAGCGTCTTCTTGGCATCCTGCTCGATGGCATCCTTGTGCCCGAGCCTCCAGAGATACGCCACTGCCGTACCCTTCAGAAACCCCCGCCACTCATCCTCGGTCAGCATCGACTTGATGGCGTCGATGCACTCGATGTCACCCTTCTTGTAATGGCTTGGGTTTACGGGATCGCTTCTTTCGCTTGGCGTGGCTGATTCGCGCCATTCTCTGATAGTGCTCTCTAGGTCTGCGCTTCTTATCCCCTGTAGCAGAGCTTCCACCTCGCTTGCCGATAGTGGATAAGTACTGTTTGACGGCATCCTCATTAACCTCCATTACTGAAACTCCCTAATACTTCTACAACTCGTTCGATCACATTATCCCACGGAGCCACCATGTTGCTGCGAGGGAATATCTGAACGCTCGGGTACCACAGGCTGCGACCCTCTTTGGTGTTGCCCCAGTACCACAACTTGTTTGCATCCATCAAAAGAACCGGTACACCCAGAGCACCGGCCAGATGAACGGTGGAACTGCTGATCGATACCACCACATCACATTGCATACAGATCGCAGCAAGCCCCTCAAAATCGCTCCAGAGGTTCACAGAGCTTGTCACGATGTTCGTGCCATGCTTGCGGTTGAACTCGTCAATGGCCCGCTTATCGCTGCCGTATTGCAGGTTTAAGATGTTGTAGTCGCCCTTCAAAATAGGCATCAGCTGCTCAAGATTGACGCTCTTGTGCGGCCCAATCTTGATGGCACTGCTGATCCACGACATCCCCACCGTCAACTTGTTCGGGTCAAGCCCGAGTTCTTGGCGGTACTTCTCAACCAGTTCAGGGTCAGCCGTCAGATACCGCCGGGCTGCGTGAACCTCAATGTCGTCCAGCTCTTGAATAAATGTTCCGCCAATGCTGGCGAACGGAATCTGCGTTTCATGTAACGCAGCCTGGACTTGATCCAAGTTCGACATGAAGTTGATGTCCGGCATCGACCGCTTGAAGATCGGCACCAGCCTGGGATCTACCATCGCCGTCACGTAACACGCCTTCTTGCGAATGGCCGGGAGCAACGATCCGTAAATGATCTGATCCCCAATGCCCTGCTCACCCCAGACCAGCGCAGAATTCGCATTGCTGCTCGTAGTCCACTGCGGTTTCTGAGTGACCAGCTTACGACTCTTGAACCTCTCGCTCTGCCAGCGTTTTTCATACAACGGCCAGCCCGTCTTGAAGTCGTTCATCTGTAGCGACAGCAGACCCAAGATCCAGTTTGCATTGGCATCGTCCGGTGCAATTTCATTTGCTAAACGAAAGTCCTCCATCGCCTTGTCGTACCGGTGCATCTCCCAGTGCGAAGCGCCACGCTGAATCACTGCGTGCAAATACTTCGGGTTCATCTCGAGCACACGATCAAACTGAACAATCGCTTCGTCGTACTTTTGCTGAGAAGACAGGCTGATCCCAAGATTCACAAGGTCATCAACCTCGGGATTCATCCTCTTCATGGCTGCGCAGTAGTACTTCTCCGCCTCCGGGTAGTTACCCTTTATCTGGAAAAGACGCGCCTTCGCACGGTATGCAATCGGATCTTTCGGAGCGAGAGAGATCGCAAGGTTGCACAGATCCATAGCCTCATCCAGCTTGCCCGACTGGAACTTGGCTTCAATCTGCTTGATAGTCTTTTGATGCTTTGTCATGTCATCGATGCCACGGCCATCCATTCGCGGCCGTATTCAACGTCGCACCAGTCCTTAAACCAAGGACCGCCCCTCGTGAAGTGAACCGCTATGGGATCCGGTTCGTCAGACGGTTTGTACCAACCCTCAAGATAGTTGTACGTCACCGGAAGGTAACCCATGACATCATCAGTGAGCCATTCAAACCTGTGAAGATAACTCGGTGTCGCAACATTCACAATCTCTGGCGTTAGTTGCTTAACTTGTTCATGCTCACAGTTGATGAACATGAATGAACTCCAGTTCTTGCGAGGGTAAAGATGCTGCGGTCGATGATCCATTTTGACCGTTTCGGTCGGCCGGTAATCGTGCGGTACAACGAAGCACGCTTTTGTCCGGTCGGCGTAGTCAAGCAGTCCCGCGATGTCCCGCCGGAACAGAAAATCGCAGTCGCAAAACAAGGCCCAGCCGGTATACCCCGCGAGGTATGGAGTAAGAAACCGCGTAATGCTGAATTCAGTAGACGCCTTCGCATCGAATCCACGCCAATAGACACCCTGCTTGCGCAGCTCGTACTGCTTTATCGGAACGATTTCTAAAGGAATCGAAGCCGTCGTCTGCAAAGACTTTTCACATACTTGATACGCAGCATCTTCGCGACTGTCGTATCCAACAAATATTTTAAGCATTTAAGAAAGCCTCTTTACGCGCCGGCCCCTTGTAGTGCAGCACCTTCGGTACTTGATTGGGTAATCGCCTGTCGGGCAGGCAGGCGTACTCGCTCTCCTCGATCTCGCCAACCAGCTCCGGCAGTAGCATGTGCGAGTACACCTTCAGCGCCTCTTGATCGCCATACCACTTGCGTAGCGGCTCGTCCATGAACCCCATCAGAATCGCCATGCACTTCCACGCATGATAGTTACTGGTCATCGTCATACACCCAAGGTACGGGTACAGCGTACCAAGCGGAATGCCGTGGTACTTTTTGAATGCACCGTCCCGCTGCTCCCCGTTGAACCCCGCATCGCGATCAAACGAGCGACGACAAAACATAACTTCGCGCTCGCCCAATACCGCAGCCGGTGAGAACGGAAGTACGAACAGCATGTCCGTGTCAATGTACGCGGCCGGCTGCGTGATCCTTGCCTCTGCAAATGCCTTCGTTCGCCAGTACATGATCTGCTCGTAGTTACCCTGCGAGTACTTGTAATCGTCTACGCCAGGTACCTGCGGAGTCGCATCATCGGTGCACATCGTGACCTGCGAATCCGGCATCACTTCCTTCAGTGACTTCACCATCTTCGTCGGGAATGTGATGTCAGCGCCAACGTGAAAGAATACAAAACGATTCACGCTTCTTCCTCCAGCATTTCTTTAATGATAATCACAGATGAAGTCGCCGACTGATCCTTGTACTTGAGCATCGACTCCGCTGCCAGTTGCAGGGTCTGCTTGCGAATCAGAACAGCCAGCTTGCAGATGATCTGCGGGTTGGTCTTCGGTGCTAATGCACCAGACAGATCGTATGCAGCAGCCATCTTTTCAACAAACTCCCAGTTGAAAACATCCAGCTCCCCGGTTGGCCCGATCTTGCACCAAACCTCCTCCGGGTTTTCCACCACTTGAGGCTTCTCCATGTAATCAAACTCGCTCATTTCGTATCCTTCCTTATGACTAGCATCTGGGGGTAGTAACTCAACTCTTTGACCGGACCTCGTGCATCAACTACGCGCATCAAAGTATCCATCAAATCCAAGATACTGCGCCGGTCGTTCACCGCGTTCGGATCAAAGTGGCTGCGGAACTGCTCAGTGTACGCCTTATTATAGGTACACCGCAGATCCTCAATTACGTAGTACCCGCCGGGTCTCACCCAGTCCCAGCAGTTCTCAAACATCGCAACGATCTGCTCCGAAATGTGCGAAGCATCGTCAATGAAAATGTCAAAGCAAAAGTCCGGCGCTTCCATCTTCGCTGGGTCGTCAATCACAATGTTCACGTTATGCAAGTTCTCGCATAACCCCGCGCACTCCGGGCGGATGTCGTAGCCGTAGATCGTAGAGCCTGGAAGGTAATTCGCGAATGCCCGCAGGCTCGCGCCGCATGCAATCCCCGCTTCAGCAATCATAAAGTCGCAGTCCGCTCGAGGAAGATCCTCTGCGCGAATCAGCCGGTCGATGAGGCGCTCGTACACATCAGTGTATCGGTGCTTGATCGTGCCCTTGTCGCTGCCGTATAGATCGCACAGCCCGGTCAGCGTCATCTCCCGTAGGTTCACCTCGCCCGTGTTCGGCAAGTACTCTTCCGGCTTGACGGTATCCAGATACCGACGAACGCCGCCCCTCGACATCGGATCAATCATGCTTCCTCCTGCGTGCGAAAAACATAATGAACATACCGGCTGCTACGCCAGCGGAGAATTGCCAAGGAAGAACGGTAATTAGCCAGATCACCAGTGCTATTGGAAGAATGGTAAGTAGGAACATCAAAAACAAAACAAACATGATGCCGCGCAGTGTGGGCGGCGGGGATTCTCTAGCCGGCATTACTGCTCCCCCTCGCACGGATGGCTTGCATTTAGCCGGTTATTTGGCCGGTTATGGCCGGTCATGACTTTTTGACCCCCTGTGCGAGAGCGAAAAACTTCTCCAATTTCTGCACTGTGATATGCGTGCTGCTCGTTCCGAATACGATCCCGGCTTTCTCTGCAAGTTTGATCACGTTATATAACTCGCCGCCTTCAAGCGACCGGGCGCACTCTGCGCAGTGTGTTTTCCTACGCAGCCTTGGGTAAAGGTTGCAGTAGTCACAAGTCAGTTCCTTGTCCATCCACTGCCAGCCAAAACATATCCGCATCATGGCACGGTGGAATGCGTGGGGTTTTCGGGTTACTCCAAACTGCTGGACACCCTCCGCGCCCGGCAGTAGCCAACGGCCTAGTTCTTTTTTCTGGTGCACAGATGTCATTTGCTTTCTCCCCTCGCACGGATGGCGGCTTGAAGCCCATATGATATTTTCCCGTCCATTGCAAATGCAGCCGCAGTTGCATATGAACTATCCCACGCTGCAGCCAACGACCGATTCCATGCGGCTTCTTTTTCGGCATCCGACGCCAAAGTGGAATTTTGCAAAGACCAAGCAGCCTCCCAAGCCTCTACAGAATTTTGACCTGCGCTGCGTGCAGCATCCCATGCGGACTCGTGTGCCGCTAAAAATTCATCCTCCGTTGCTTCGCCTCTACAGTATTTTTCTGCAACACCAAGAGCAGCAATACTTCGAGGATCAGTCATCAAATGTTGGAATTCTTTAGCAAGATTTACTGCGCTAAGTATTTTAATCGAAGGAACTACGGTCATATGCCCCCCCCCTCGCACGGATGGCGGCAGCGCATCGCTCAAGTGTTGGAATATGCGTCAATTCTGTTGGGTCTTGCGGCACCGGAATATCCTCACACACCTTCGCACACGCCTCCCGCTCGGCTGCGGCAGCACGAGCCGAAACTAACTTGCAAAAATCTTCAAGCGCACCGTGAGTTGAAAGCCAATAATCGTTCCATACTTTCATGTCTTCGCTAATCATGGTTCCTGCACCCATCTTGCATCTTTGGCGCGTAACTCCTTCACTTCCTGCTCCAGCTCCGCAATTCGCTTGAGGTAGTACCATATCCGCTCGCGCATCTCCCGTATCTCCTGGCGGTACTCCGTTTCAGTGTGACTCCTTGCGTCCCACTCCCGCTGCCACGCCCCCGGCGGGCTTTCTCTGTCGATTTGCATGTCTAGTTCTCCTGTGGATTCTTACCGTCTTGCCAGTGTCACTACAAAATGAATTCATCCAAACCTTTTTTGAGTCCCGCTCCATCACCGACTCGCAGTGAGAGCAGTAGTACTTCATGTCTTATCGCACCCATTGATTCGCTCGCCAATCCAGCGCATGCAGGGTACCGCCATCGAATTCCCAAGCGCCTTATAGCGCGGACCGTCTGGAGATTCTGTTTTGTTGCGCCATGGAATATTGGTGTAGTTGTCTGGGAAACCTTGCAAGCGTTCGCACTCAACCGGGGTGAGGCGACGGACTTGCATTGTTTGCGCCACTACATCTGTTGAGCGAACGTCGCCAACGTCAAAGCAGTTGAGCGTGTTGCTGACAGCATCCTCAACCCATGTCTCGTGATCGTTGACGGATTGTGCGCGTCGGCTTTTTCGGTAGTGGATAGGCTGCGCCACCATCGGCGTATTTCGACCGCTCGCATTGCTATTGGTATTGAGGGTGTTCGTTACCTCGCCAATCCGAACCTCTCCTAGTTGGTTTTGAGCAAACGCCACCGCCATTGGATTCTTGGCGTTGAGCGTTTGCATCAGATCCACATCGGTTTGCGGATTCGACATTTGTGCGCCGAAGCCGATGGGCTGCGCCACAAAGTTATGGTCGCGGTTATGCTCTGGCCCTTTATGGTCAGTCGCGATTAGCGTCTCTGCTACGTCTGGGATGCCAACGACAGGAGCGCCATCTTCAATGATGGCGGCAGTTCCTTTCCGCGCCTCTCTGCTCGGCGGAGTATCCCGGCGCACGCTCTCGGACTCAAAAAGAACCTTGGCGGGACGCTGCCAGTCTCCAAGGTATCCGACAACGAACACACGGCGGCGTCTTTGGGCCACTCCGAACCATTGAGCGTCGAGAACTCTGTAGGCGAACCCATACCCCAACTCGCCCAGCGCCCCGAGGAAGGTGCCAAAATCCCGTCCTCCGTTAGATGACAAGACACCGGGTACGTTTTCCCAGACAATCCATCGAGGCCGGTGACGTTGAGCGATTGCAAGAAACGTAAGCATGAGGTTGCCTCTGGGGTCGGCAAGCCCTTTGCGGAGACCCGCGACGGAGAAGGATTGGCAGGGGGTTCCTCCCACAAGAAGGTCGATTGGTTCAAGATTCCACTCCTCAAATTTGGTCATGTCGCCAAGATTAGGAACATGAGGGTAATGGTGCGTCAGCACCGCAGACGGAAACGGCTCAATGTCGCTGAACGCAACCGGCGTCCAGCCCATGTTATGCCACGCAACCGTTGCCGCTTCGATACCAGAACACACCGACAGGTACTTCACGATGCAATCACCCACCCGCACAGCATCCCAATAAAAAACATCACCACGCACACCACAATCTCACCCATCAGCGCCTCGCGCTGGCGTAGTTCAAACTCCTCGCTCATCCGATCCATCTTGTCTTCCAGCTTCCGAATCTGCGCTCGCAGCCGGTCTTGTGAGTACTCCATGTTCACCAGTAAAACCCTCCCGTGCGCCGGCGCGAGCACGCCCAGTTCGGCGGCGGTACGTGATTCCAGTCAAGTTTCGCCTTGTTCTTTAGTCTTCGTATCAATCGGTTCAACCAGTTCATTTGGATCAGTCCTCGCTAGTTGGCTCTCGAGTGAGCGTATTTCTCTTTGCTTCTCGCGGATCAACTCCCAAATACGTTCGACTTTCCGTTGGCGTCGGCTTCCAACGCCCAGCCGTCCATCGCCCGGTGCTCCGTCCCTCTTCGATTCCATCGCTTAACTCCCGTATCAGTTTGCGAGCGTGTAACAACCGCATCCGCTCGCTCTTGCGCTCCATCCATCGCAGCACCTCCTCCACGCGAGGCGCTCGCGTCGTGCTCAAGCGCATGAAGTGACACCGCCCACGGTGCTCCGTATGACATCGAGGACAGACCACCAACTTCTTCGGCGCCAGCCCCCAACGCTCGCGAAAGTCGTTCATTCGTACGACAACTCCCACTGCCTCGCCTGCTCGTCATCGTGCGCGTTCATATCCCGCGTGAATCGCACCGCATCCTCAATCTGAATCAGCGCGTCAATAGACTTCCCACCCACGTTCCAAATCTTCATCTGATCAAGCGGAATGTCTTGGCACTTCCAGTCATATACCGTCGCCACCACATCCCCCTCTTCAGTGTCAAACAACACCACCCACTCCGCCCGCGTGTTGTCATCCGCTGCCGTCAGCGGCTTACCAAACGTCTGGCGCAGCTCCTCGTAAGTCGCCTCCACCAAACCCACAAAGTGAGTGCCGTTCGCTACCCGAAAATTATTCATCACCTGGTACATTGCTCTCTCCTAAAAGTAAGCAGATAAATTCACCAGTCCCAACCAATAATACCCAACCGGCTTGAGTAGTCAATCCCAATTTGGGATCACCTACTGCGGTGTCAGTTGCAAGCACCGCTGCGAAATCATCAGCGCCGTCTTCC